AATACAGAACTACCAACCTCTGTATAATCTCTTACTTGTGTTAAAAAATCTGAATGCGTTATTGCCATTAATATCCTCCTTTTGCTAATTTAGGTTTTACTAATAAACCACCTTTAAATTTTTTTTGTGATGGCATACCCTTAATAGCTCCTTTACCTTTAGGGTTAATTCGACCAGCTACTCGTGGGTTTATATCCATTTTATTTTGAAGATGTCCAGCTTCCACACTTTTTCCATAAAGTTTTTTAAAAGTTTTTGGATCAGTCATAGATTTTAAATCTATGTTTAAAAAAGCTAAACCTCTTTTTTTTCTTTCAGCAGCTTTTTTCTTATAAACAGGATCACCTTCTTTTCTTTTTCTTGCTTGAAATCTTTGTTTTAATTTTCTAACATATTCTTTCTTATTTTTTATTCTTTCTATAAATTTTTCTGACGCTTTTTTTCCACCTTCTAAAATTGCCTTTTTTGCTTTACCAGCATCTGTAGTTATTAATAATTTACCACCTTTTGTTGCTATTCTAAAAATCATTATGTTATACTCACATTTACTTTTCCAACTAATGCATCAAGTTGTCTTCTTCTATTTTGTAATGATGGATCTGCAGGTTTCATCGCAGATGTGCCTTGAGTAATAAAAGCAAAATTTCCTGGTAAACTAAGATTTGCTACGCCTACAACTGTGCCTCCAGAATCAGAAAATACACCATCACCATCAACTAAAAAGTTTTGACTTGGTTGTTGAAACTTCATCACTCTGCTATTTTGTAAAGCGATAGCATCAGCAGTAACTCTTTTTCTTCTAATTTGAGGTTGTTTAGGTTCAAACTCTGACATGTGTACTAGTGACCCATTCCATTCTTTGACCATTTCAGAATAAGGAAACTCCATACCAGATCTATCTGATATTGCTTTTGCGTATTTACCTGTTGCAAATTTTCCCATTATTAAACTCCTGTTGATGGAAAGAAAGACTGTGGAGTAATAAATGTAGAAGTTCTTTGACCATCTTCATCTAAAGCTCTTTTCAATTCATCTTCATAAATCATTTTATTTTGTTGAACTAGTTGTGGTGCTACTTTCATAGAAAGATAATATGCTAAACCTGCACACATACAAGGTAAAAATCTGTAAGCAACATCTGCTTGGTTGGTATAAACACCCGCATCTTCAATTCTTTTAATTACATAATATTTTAAAACAGTGTAAGTGTTTAAATCAGGAGCTTGATATAACTGAATTTTTGGTGTCTTTTGACGGTCCACATAATATTGAGATGGAGATCCTTGACTTAGTTTATTTGGTAGAGCAGCGTAAGTTGATCTATCAATTTTTGTTAAAGAAACATCTTGTGTACTAGCAGAGTCAGAGGCAGTTAGTGTTGTTGAAACAAAAGCCTCAAGAACATCATTAACATCAGTGTCCACAGTATATGTTGCTTGTCCCTGTACTAAACTTTTTTCATTTAATTCAACTTTCCATAAGTGTATGCCTCGATTTCCCCACTCTGCAAATAACAAATTTAAACTTGTCCTTGCTGATTTTAGATTATATCCAGATGTTGTAGTTATAGAACATCTTTGATATCCCTCTTGAATTATATCATCTATATTTAAATCAAAAGCTACAGTATTTGAAGTTGCCATTATAATACTCCCTTATAGTAATCCGCTAAACCACCGGTGCTTTTTTTAGCAATTTTTTCTAAAGTTTTTGCTTGAGCAGCATGTGCCTTAGATGCTTTTTTAAGTTTGTTGGCCACAATTTGTATGCCACCTTTTGAATTCATTTTTGGTTTTCTAATCATGTTATTTTAATAAATTTAAATCTCTTATAGTCATTAATCTTTTTCTTCTTTTCAAGAAGTTTGATTTGTCTGCTTTAAAATCTTTAGTTTCTTTTTGTAATCTACCTTTCAATTCACTTCTTATGCCAGATTTAACATCTGACTTTGCAATGTCTTCTTTTACTTTACTATCTTTCATAACTTGTCGTTTACTTTTACCAGTTTTACGATAAGCTTTGTAAGCTGTTTTAATTCCTTTTGTAAGTAAACCACCAAGTAACATTTTTTTATACATTATTTAAACCCTTTCAATAAATCACCATAGTAACTCTCGTATGATTTGTTAGAAATTTTTTTACCAGCAATTTCAGATTTTATATAGGAACCTATATAAGCCTCTGGTTTTATTTTAGTACCTGGTGCTTTTGAAGTAGTTTCACTAAATTGTGCTCTACCCATGGCAGCTTTCACAACTTTTTTTTCTACACCTTTAATAGTGCCCTTATTTTTAGAGGCATAAAATACAGCTTTACCTTCTTTTTCACCGTATTGATCCTTCATAGATCTCATTATTTTTTTACCTTTTTTATTTAACGGCATTATTCCTCCTTTTGAGCCCGGGCTTTGTGATCGTAAAGTTTCACCTTTTTCCGGTCGTACAACCTTTTTGATTGTATCACTTTAGGTAGATAACTTCTAGACCTTACGTTTTTTGCGAATAGATTCTTTGGCTTTTTTAGCAATATTGACCACCTCTCGTTTACCCATAACTTTTGCTCTTTGTTCCATGACAGTAAGTATTTGGATTTTACGTGCGAAAGGTTTGTTTATTTTTTTGACTTTACTAGCTGTCATTCTAGCATCTCTCGGAGTAGCAAATTTTATTTTAACAGTATCTCTTGGATTTTCGTCTGTATATAATCTTCTGCCTGAGCCTTTTGGTTTTTTTCCAGTCCCTTTTAATGGGTCTCTCATAACAACTCTCTTGCGCTACCTAATATAGGTTTATATTTAGTTCTGCCCTCTGATCTGAAAGCATGTAAAAATGATGCTCTTGGTGTCCCTGCAACCCATGAACAATGTATCCATCCTGAATTAGGTTCGCCAGGTGTGTAAAATTCTAAAATGAGCTGGTCTGGAGAAAGGTTATCTTTAATCCAATCAAAAAGCTCTGCGTTATCTACTCCAACACATTCGAAGTCTGCTGCCTCAGCTTTAGCATGTTGCGAATTTGCAGAACTTCCTATGGCCATACACAATTCTACACTACGAAATCCACTGGTTACTTTTACTCTACCAAAATGATCTCGTACCGGTTGTAAAATATTTTCACAAAGAGCTTTTAATTTTTCCACTTGATCAGCATTTGGATTATTATCAATACCCTTTCTAACCGCTGTATCTGATTTAGTCAACTCTAATAAACTGAAATTACGTGTTAAATTCATTTTTATCCTAGTCTAATATAAGTGAAGTAATTTTCTTTTCTCCCATATATATTTCTACGTTTGCTTTAGACTTTATGCATTTATAGACCACTCTATCTTTAACGCTTTTGTCCTTCATAGCATAACGTTTGGCCTTTAAACAATTTTGTAAATTATCGTGATAACGGTGTTCTATGATTTTATGGTCCTGTAAAAGTAAAAGTGCAAATACAACCTCTATCATAATACCTTACCTTTGTTAATCCCTTTTTTAATCATATATTTTTGCGTACCATTCTTGCCATGTTCAACAGACTGTTTCAAAGTCTTAACAAAATTCATCTGCTTTGCTTTCTTTTCCATGTCAGAAATATATTGTATAATTTGTCTATTAATGCGCCCCATTACCATTCCTAATTAATGATTCTACATCCTCTGTAAGTTTTTTTGTTCTCTCTTTTAAAAATTCTATATTTACTGCATTGTTTCTCATACTTTTTACTTCTTTATCTACGTCATCTAAAACACCTGCTAAGTGTTCTACCAACATGAAAAGCTCCGCTTCTCCACTTGACTGACCAAGTTCTCCACGTGGATATTTAACTCTAAACTCTGAGTTAGCTTCTAAATCTTTTTGCATTAACTCTAATTGTGTAGAGTGTTGATTAAGAGTTTCCTGCACTCCAAAAAAAGCCCAGGTGCCGATTGCGACTAGCGCGATCAGACTGGCAACCGTCTTCATAGGCATCTGGACGGCTGCCTCCTCTGAAATATTTAATGCCTTTTTAGTCATTTTGTGTAACCGCTAAAAAGCCAATCTACAAATTTTTTCCATAATCTTTTTATCATATTACCCTCCACTATTTTTTCATGATCACAAAAATCACATCCACATGGATAAGTGTTTTTTCTGATAGTCATGCATATTGTACCGCAATGGCATTGATGATTACAAGTTATACATATCATATTTTCTTTTCCTCCATCTCATAAAAGAAATTATCAGTGTCTTCTGTTCGCCACTGCTGTGTATCTTCTACGTTCCAGTAATTTGTTTGCACTTTCCAGTCTGGTACTTGATCTTTGACAGTAAAAGATGGAATATCCCAAATTAATCTATTATTAGGTTGTGCTGCATAATTGCCATCATTAAGTGCAAGTATGTGAGCGCACTTATGTTCGTGCGGTATTTCAGAATGATCTGTATCTAATATATTAGGCTCTGGGTGAGCGAAGTCAACAGTGAACAAATATCTACCCCAGTGCCATTTTTTATCTTTACCAATGTATTTTCCAGATTGTGATTCTAAAATATCCCAAGAAGTAACAGCAGGATAATAACTAAAAGAATTCCAGAGTTGTAATTCATCAAGTCTTTTAGATGGAACAGCTTCCGGTTTAAAGCCACGTTGAATAAAAGCCGAAATTGGCAAACGATAAAAGATCGCGCCATTTTCCATAATAGCATGAAACAGTAATGCACGGCCTGTAATACAAGTAACACCAAAGATAATACAGTCTTCAACTTCTCCATGATGTTTTTTAAGATCATAAAGATATTCTCTTCTTATCTGTGCATATTCCACAGGTATGTTTGCATTTAAATACGCCATAATTTTTTTTACTTCTTAGTATAAATATAACCCAATTCATTCTGTAATTCCATTTGTGTGATTTCTTTTTTTAAATCTTTTGCTAAATTTTTAAGCAATTCATAAAGCCAAGATGTAGCACCTAAATAACAATTACTTTCACAAATAATTAATTTATCAGTTTGAGGCATTCTTAATTCATGTAAATTATTCAAAACTTTAAAAGTATTCATATATCTCACATAATTTTCTATAATAGTTTGTTCAAATATAGAATTATAATTTTTAACCCATACATAGTCTTTTACATTTTTTTGCATTATGGCACCAAAAATCCAATTAGCTTCGTTTATTACTCCTTCTATAGCTTCATTATAATGTTTTCTATCATAAAACAAATCATGATGATGGTCTATATTATAAATTGTTGCTCCCTCATCTATTAGTTCAAAAGCTTGATGATGGTGTTTTATGAAATAAACAGGCACTTTAGTTAAAAAATATTTTGTAATTAGAGAAATTATTTCTAATTGTTTTTCAGGTGTTGTGGCCCAATCAAGATCTATTGTGAGAATATGTTTCATCAGGTAAATAACAAATATTAATTACTAACCTACGGTCAGAGTTTGTGCAAGTAAAACCAGCATGTAAAACATTAGAGTCTATAATACACATTGTATTAGCAACACTTTTTACAGATTTTTTTTCTTCAAAATTGTGTAGATATCCATCATTATCATTAACAAAATATACAGCTGATTTTAAACCTTTTTGTTTATTATCAGTGTGAGAGCCTGTATTAATATTCTTATCTGTTTTAAAAGTACAGTTGGCTTTAGCTCTTATAATACTTAAAGGACTTAATAACATAAGTATTGGATGTATTAGTTCTATGGTTTCTGAAGGCATACCACCATTGTAAAAAGGATGTGTAAATTGAAAAGGACTATCCTTATCAGTTACAACTTTATCGTTAAAATACCAGGGTATGGTATGTGATTCTAATATATTTTTTAATTTTTTATGATTTTCTTCTGAAAGAAAATTAGATATTACTTTCATAAATTACTTGTATTTTTCTTTCCAATATTTTTCTCTTTCTAATCTTCTTAATCTATAGTCTATTTGATTTATTCCAAGTAATTTTTTAATAAAATTTATTAACATTTCCATCTTCTACGTGCCTGTCTTAATCTAGAATTAGGGTCTTTTGCAGCTTTTGGAAATTTTTTCATTTGACCTGCTGATCTTGCACAAAATGATTTACGTCTTTTAGCAGCTTTTGATCCTGGTTTAACTTTTCCAGTCACAGCTGTTTTTAACTTTGAACCTGGGTTAGCTCTTCTATAAGCAGCAACACCTGCTGCTGTCATACCTGCACCCTTTTCCGTGGGTCTAAAATTTTTCTTGTTACGTGGCGGCATAGTATCTCCACCACGTTTAAAAGATTTTTGAAAGGTAATTCCTACGTTTTTAGATTTACCTCTTTTAGTGCCTGTAATAGATAGTCTACTATCTTCATTTCCTCTTTCTAATCCAAGAGAAATTTCACTACTAATATTTTTTTTATCAATTTTACTGAATGGTTTTTCAACGCCACCTGTAATTGATGTTTTTCCTTTTTTAACAGAAATAGAACCTCTAGGTGCCGTAACGTACTCATCATCGTATACTGACACACCTCCACCGACAGTTGTCCCCTTTAAAAATTTTAATTTTTTAAGGTTAGACATCTTACGTATATACTAATGTAAGTGAACCAGTATTAGACATTGTTGCGTGCACTGCAGTTTTAAATCTAATACCACTTCCAGGTAAATAGATATCTAAACCTTCTTGCTTAAAATGTCCTTCAAACAAAATTTTTCCACCGGCACCAGTGCTGTCTCTTAAAATAACTGATGCATCAGTAGCAAAAGCTCCTGAACCTTTTGCTTGAATATAAGTAACTCTGCATGGGCCTAAGTCCGTAGATCCTCCAGATACAGTTTTTACTTGTCCTGTAGATGCTATCCTCGTACTACTCTGGTCACTTGTGAATGATCCTCCACCTGCCATAATATTCTCCTTTTATTTGGTGCTCCCGAAGGAGCACCTATTAATTATTAGATATTACCAATTAATTCAGAAGCATTTCTGTTCTGAGTTGTACTAATATAATCTAACGTTGTTACTCTCTGTCCAGATGCGGAAGCTGATACTGAAGCTGCAAACATTTGCATATCATCAGTATTGATGTTTGCTGTAACAGTAGCTGCTAATACTCTGTTTACAAAAAACTCAACTTTTCCTGCTCTGTCACATCTAAAACCTACAGTATCATATTGATCATCTACTATAGTGTGTGAAGTGTGTTGAACTTGATTTGTTCCTGAAGCATTTTTAGTTACAAATCTATAAAACTGTTCACCGTTATTAGACTCAATAGAGATTCTGTTTGCAGATCTCCATCCAGAAGTTCCTGTGAAAGTTTCAACTAAACCTGTGCCATAATCAGTAGCGTTAGCATCATTATTTTTAATTCTTGCTTCGTACCAAATTACTGTACCTGGGTTAGTGATCGCTCCCGTGCTGTCTTTAGTTTCAGCTACAGCTTGAAAACTGTTTTGTGTTTTTACTAAAGCCAGACCGTTATTGTCTGTAGTGTTAGCAGATGTTAAAGTAACTGCTCCACCTACTTCATTAGAGATTCCAGCTGCTGCGCCACCATCTGCAATAGATGTTGACCATTCTGCTGAAGGGAGTGTGTTATAAATAAAATCGTCTTTATAACATACAAAGTTAGGATTGTTATCTACTGGTAAATCCTTAAACCATTTTGTTTTTTCAGATTGTCCAGCAAACATTACTGGATTTCTAAAGTGTGTACCTGCCATAATTCCTCCTGTGTATAGCCGTTGCACTATGTCGTCTCTATACCGTCCGCCTAGCCAGTCGACATAATTATTTTTCTAGGTTTATCTATTATATAATAAAATTTTTGACATTGCTATACCTCTTCGTTTCTTTGAATAAAATTAAACGATATTCCATATCGAGGTTGAGCATGGACATTCCTCCATGGTAAACTATTATGCTCTAAAAATGAGGAAAAAAGACACAAAGAACCCTCGAAACAATCAACTGTTTGGTCTATTTCATGAAAATATAATTTTTGCGGATGATCACTTAAAAATAATGCACCTGATATAATAGCGGGTACATGATCATGTCTTAATGTATATTCAGAGGTACTTTCTTTATAACCCCAGGCAGAATCTAAACTATAATTTCTTCTTAAACCTTTATGTTTTATAGCTAAATCATCATACATGTTCATAACATGTAACAATGGATCTAAAAAATCTTTATTATTTAAAAAATATTTCCAAGATGTCATTTTAGCAATAACATTAGTTTTATAATTTCTATTGCTTTCTTCGTTGATGCCTTTTTCAATTTGTTGAATAAGTAATTTTGAGTTTATATTTATTTTTGCTGTAACAAAAAAATATCTACGTGGAATTTCGGATATAATTTCTTTAGAAACTTTCACGAATTTTACTTAACATAAAAAAAGGGGCGATGCAAATAACATCGCCCCTAATCAGTAATACTGTTAATTAGTATTAGCTAGTTGGTAAATTTCCGTTACCAAAAACACATCTTGGATCAGAAAATCCAAAAGAGTATCTTTCTCTAGCTTTAAATCTAACGTTACCAGTATCGAAGTCACCTTCCATAGCTGTTTTGATTGGTGATCTAACGAACATTTTGAATCCATTAGGTACATCAGTCAATAAGAAGTAAGAATCAGTATCAGTAAGGAAGTTGTTTATAACGTATCCTTCTGGAACCATTCCCATGCTTCTTACAGCATTGATATCATTATCAGCAGTTGCTGTTCTCATAGGAGACTTCATAAGTCTCTCAGCAGTAAATTGTAATTCTTTTGGAATTATCATTTTTCTACCTTGAGAAGCTATTTTTAAGCCTCTCTCATCTACGAAACCAGAAATGTCAATCAATGATTGTTCTAACGAAGTTTCGTTAAGATCTGCAGCAGTAGCAAGAACATTTGAGAAAGTTCCACCTGTTGCTAGAGGGTGTGAAGCATTTATTAATGATACTCCGTCACCACCTGTTACAGTTGTAACTTGTGCATTGTTCAATACGTTTGCAGCTTTAACTTGCTTCGTATTTGACATTGATCTTGCAAGAGCTCTTGTGTATCTCGCTGCAAGTCTGTCGTATAGGTTGTCTTCGATCGCTTCCTCAGTGATTGAGAATGCTAACGCGATTGTTTCGTGATTGTATCTAGCTGTGAATGTTTCACCTGCTTGATCAAAAACTACTCCAGCACCTTCTTGTTTAACTGGTGCAGAAGCAAAACCGCTTAACATTACTTCCTCTTCGAAAGCTCTGTCAGATGTTTCAGTAGCATAAATCTCAGCGTGTTGATTTTCATATCTACTGTACTCCAGGCCGAATAAAGCATTCAAACCTGGCTCTAGTTCTTTAACTAGCTGTGCTCGTGATATTGCCATAGTTATTCTCCTTTATTTATTATAGCCCTGTTCCACTTCTGTAGAAGTGGTTGTTTATTCTAACAAGTACATTTGCATTTGCAGAACTTGTATCAGAGTTGTCTGGATCTTGCGAAATATCAATCGCTTGAACAACGAAAGTTGTCGCTGTACCAGAAACACTAACATCAAGTTGTGTTTTAGATATACCTGTCGCTGTAACACCAGTAGTGTTTGTCATAGAGTAGTTTTTAAAAAGATCTGCTCTAGTAAAAGCCTCATCTGCATCAACTAAGAACACTGCATCTGGGTCATCAACAACGAATGCAGTAATGTCACTCGCTACGATAGAACCTGGATAGAAGTTCTTAAAAGTCGGCTTTGATGTAGTTGGATCTGTATAAAAGACTCCATTAAAAACGCCCACAACAGCATCCGATGTATTAGGTGTATGTCTTTCAATATTTCCGGCAGTTGTTGGTTGAACCAAATCACCTTGGAAAATTGCAGTTCCATAGTTACTAGCAATCGTGTATCTGTTTTGAGCACCTACTAATGGTGTACCGTCAAGTTTTCTGTAAGGTCTTAGACCAAACTTTTCACTAACGTTTGCCATAGTTGTTTTCTCCTTTTATATTTATTTATCCAAGCTACTTAAGTAGGTATCGCAAAAAAATTACTTTTTACGAGAACCGCCAAAGGTAACTCTAGACTGCCTCTCAATATTGATAGGCATGTCCGGGTGTTGTTCCTTCATAAGATCTCTGTCTATCGCGTCCGTTCGGTCTTGAGTAATTTTTTTAAAATACTCAGCACGTGACTTCAATATCTCCTCCGGTATCCTTGCCAACACAAGGCCACCAATTCCGATTAAACCAGAATGTTTTCCTTCTGAGATAACTGGGTATTGATTTTCACCTATTTCACTAAGAAGTGTTTCGGCTTTTACAAATTCCCAACCTTCTCTAAGTTTTTTTGAAACGTTTGCAACGTCCTCAAAACCCATAGTCGCAGTTCTTATCCATCTATGTGCATATCCCTGCGGTGCATCTGGCGCATCCAAACTGGATGGTGGAGTCCAATCTTTCTTACGAGATTCTTTAACTCTCGAAGTAGACTCGCGTGAAGTTTTTACTTTTTCCATGTTATACTCCTTCCTTCACGTATTTTGCGTATTCCTCTAGTGGCACTCCTAATTTCTTAGCTATAACTACCTGTGATTTAGTGAGTTTCACAGACTTGCGTCCACCTGATCTCCTACTAACAGAAGCAACATTTTGGACGGGTGCTTCTTTTTTGTCTTCAGTTTGAGATTGTGCAAATTTCTGAGGGAAATACTCCTTCATACGTTTGTTGATTTGATTATAATACTCGTCTGTATCTGATGCAATACCTTGCTGTAACAAATCCTCATGTATACTCATTGCAGCTCCTGTAAGAACTCTATCAGTTCCAAACCACTCATTATCCTCTGCCCATTTTTGAGCTTTCTCAGATATAGGTGGTGGAGTTGTTTGTTCTGCAGGTGTGCTTTCAGGTTTAGACGTTTCTTTTTTCTTAGCCTCTCTGTCTTTTTCTTCAAGAGACATAGAAACTTTTTCTTTTTCGACAGCTAATTTAGTTAACTTATCATTAGCCTCCATTATCTTATCAGCATCTTGCTGTTCAATAGCAACTTTTAAATTTGCTTTGACTTGTTCTCTTTCAGAATCAATCCTCGCATCATACTGTTTAAGATAATTTGTGTCAGTCTCTTCAAATTGATTTTGCACGGTTTCGTATTTCTCTTTTAAACCTTTTGCATAATCAGTAGCGGCTTTTTCTCTTCTTTCAGCCTCCCTAACTTGAAAAGTAAGTTTTTTTATTCTTTTTTGAACTTTATCAGAATAATCTTTTAAACCTTCTTCTTCCTTTTCTTGAACTGGTTCCGATGGTTTTTCTTCTAACTTAGTTTGTGTTTCGTTTTCATAGGAGATATCAGAACCATGATCTTTTTCTTTTTTATAAGTTCTTTTATCACCATGATCAGTGTAACCTAAATCAACTTCTTGTTTTGGAAGTTCAGTTGCATCTGGTTCAGTAGATTTTTCTACCTCTACAGATTGTTCGCTTACACCGTCTGTATCTAACTCCACTTGGGGAGTTTTTTCTTCTTCAGCCATGTTTCCTCCTTAATAATGGTGCAAAATATCTCGTGGATTTTTTATTGTGCTGATGATCTCATCATCATTTAACACTCTAACTTCTCCACCTTCTATTTTGAATCTTGAACCTGCATACCTACTAAAGATTACCCATTCGTTAAGTTTGCACCATGGCCCAAGAGGAAACTTTTCTTTATCTCTATAACAAAGATTCCCCATTTTAAGGACTAACCCACAGACTGTTGTCATCTGTATAGTTTCTTGAGTTGTATCGCTTAAAAGTATTCCACCTTTAGTTTTCTTTGGTCCAGCGTAAGGTAGAATTAACATTCTATAACCTGTTGGCTGTGGTAGTCGTTCTAAAAGTGAATCATCGATCGCTTTTGGATCTAGAACTGTAGAAATTTCTTCCTCTGGTTTATACGAGTCTTTTAATTTCTCAGTCCGTTTCGGTGTCTCCGTGGACGTTTGCATCTATTAACTCCTGTTTATTCAGCAGGTCTTTCAGTTCCTGTTGCAAATCCTCTAAGGATTTGATTTGACCCCTAACATATTGTAGTTTGTCTATGGTGTCAACACTATATATAGCGGCATTCTTCAGAGTTTCAAGTTGTTTTTTAATTGTATTTTGAACAAAACTAAATGTATTTGGATCCATTAATATTTCCTTAATACCATTTTGTTATCACCAACATGCATTGGTTTTATCTTCATTAATTCAGCTACAGTTAAAAGCATGGTAAACTTATAAGTATTATAATCGTCTAAAATTAAAAAACCACTTTTATTCAACCTTTCACCAAAAAATATTAATTCTTTTAAAACATTGAAAGTTTTGTGTGGCCCATCTAAAACGACTAAATCATAATCATTTCTAATAATTCTTTTTTTATTATATATTGGAACTCCATTGTAAAATAAGTTCATGTAATCATCATCGGTCATTTGAAATATTGTATAATTATCAAAATCCAAATTTTGTAAAACTGTTTTTTTCATAGAGTTTGTATATTCAGGTTTAGATTCAGTGTGTTCAATACCAGAACCTATATCAAAGTGCTCATATT